TTTTGCAAAACATGCACCTAGAAAATATCAGCCGTTTGAGTATGATGTAACAGAATCTAGTAAGTCAGGTTCTGAGCATGTGCAAGATTCACTGTTTACTATGGCTGATGAAAAAGATTATTAATGAGTCTTGGACCTAAAAGTAATTTTATACCTGTTATTTATGCAGGGACTAAAAAGAAAAAAAAGAAAAAGAAAAAAACTAAAAGGAGAAAACCCAAATGATGAAAAGATACAAGGAAGGAGAACTTGCACCTGATGTTGCTAAAAGACCTAATGATAAATTAGAATTTAGTGGTGGATACAGTGGGCCTAAATTAGGACCAGATGTAGAAGGTAAAGCTAAAAAAGCTAATAACAAAGTAGATCCAGCAATCTTTAGAATGGCTGAAGAAAGAGATTATTAATTTGAATGGAAGAAGAAAATAAAAATAATGGCAGCTATGAAGCTGAAGGCAATCCATTAGTAGGTTTAATTAGAGAAAAGTTTTATCAAGCAGAAACTTCTAAAATCTATGATGAAAAAAGATGGTTAAAAGCCTACAGAAATTATAGAGGACTATATGGACCAGAAATGGCTTTTCGTGAAAGTGAAAAGTCTAGAGTATTTGTTAAGATAACAAAAACAAAAGTACTTGCTTCTTTTGGTCAAATAATAGAAGTTTTATTTTCTCAAGGTAAATTCCCTTTAGGTGTAAGTCCTACTTCAATGCCAGAAGATATTGCAGAAAGAGCTTACGCAAAACCAGATAAGCAACAACAGCCACAGCCACAACCACAAATGGATCCTTACGGATTTAATGGTGATGGTAGAGATATACCACCTGGAGCAACTGCTGATGATTTAATGAAAACATTAGCACAAAATTATGAAAACTTAGGTTTTGAAGAAGGTTCTGCACCACAAGGTCAACCTCAAATAGAACCTGCTAGAATGGCTGCAGAAGCAATGCAAAAATTAATACATGATCAGTTAGAAGAAAGTAAAGCTATTACAATGCTTCGTCATGTATTTTTTGAAATGGCATTACTTGGAACAGGTATATTGAAAGGTCCTTTCACAGATTTAAAAGAATATAATTCATTTGATACAGCAGAAGATGAGCAAGGTAATGAAATAAATATTAATTTAAAAAAATTTAAAACAATACCTAGTGTTGAAGCAGTATCATGTTGGAATTTTTATCCTGACCCTAATGCAACAACTATGGATGACTGTGATTATGTTATTCAAAGACATGCATATAATAAACAACAGTTTGAAGATTTAGCTGATAAACCTATGTTTGATGGTGATGCTATTAAACAATGTTTAAAAGAAGGACCTAATTATCAAACAAGAGGATACGAATCATCTTTATATGATAAAGAAAATATTACAAATATTTATAAAAATAGATTTGAAGTTTTAGAATATTGGGGTATAATAGATAGAGAAACTGCAGATCAGTGTGGATTAAACTATACTACTGAATCAGAAAATGTAGCAGTTAATATTTGGATATGTGGTAATAAAATATTAAGAATGGTAGAAAATCCATTTACACCAACTAGAATACCATACTTAGTATGCCCATATGAATTAAATCCTTATCAATTTTTTGGAGTAGGTATTCCAGAAAATATGGAAGATTCTCAACAAGTTATGAATGGTCATGCAAGAATGGCTATAGATAATTTAGCGTTATCAGGTAATTTAGTATTTGATGTTGATGAAACAATGTTAGTGCCTGGTCAAGATATGAAAGTATTTCCTGGTAAAATATTTAGAAGACAAAGTGGTCAAACAGGTCAAGCAGTTCATGGTATTAAATTTCCTAATACTGCATTTGAAAATTTACAAATGTTTGATAAGTTTAGACAACTTGCAGATGAAGCAACTGGTATACCATCATATTCACATGGTGCAACAGGTGTACAATCTACAACTAGAACTGCAGCTGGTATGTCTATGCTAATGGGTGCTGCAGCATTAAGTATTAAAACAGTAATTAAAAATATAGACGATTATTTATTAAAGCCCCTAGGGCAATCTTTATTTTATTGGAACATGCAATTTAATGAAGATGCCCCACACATAAAAGGTGATCTTGAAATTAAAGCACAAGGAACATCATCTTTAATGCAAAAAGAAGTAAGATCACAAAGACTAATGACATTTATGCAAACTGCATCAAATCCTGCACTTGCACCATTTGTTAGATGGCATACATGTTTAACTGAAATTGCTAAGTCTTTAGATATTGATCCAGATCAACTAATCAACGATCCAGAAAAAGCTGCGATCTATGCACAAATAATGGGGATGGCAAATGGAAATCAAAATAATACAACCGCTGCTGGAGGACAAGGTCAAATGGGACAGACTGGACCAGTACCTGCAGGAGCTTCGCCAACAGATCCAACAGGAGCTGGAGGTGGCAACATCGGAACAGGCAATGTACCGATGCCAGGGGAAACTGGCTTTAGTCAGGCAAATACTCAACCTACCAGAGGCGAACAAACGCAATAAGGAATAAATGTTATCACTAATAAAAAATAATTTAGGAGAATATGTAGCTGAAGAATCTACTAAAGTTGCAAATATACCTGTAGATACATCAGCTTATGATGCATATAGTGGAACACAAAAAACTAGTTTAGCAACTGGCACTGGTGCAGGATCAACTGACTTAGGTAAACAAACTGAAGCTATTATACAAAGAGAAGATCCTAGTAAACAATCACTAGTATTTGATGCTAAAACTGGAACATTTAAAACTCAAGGTGATATAAAACAAGATAAACAAAAAGTAGAATTTGGTAAACTTCCAACTACAAGTGATACAACTGCAACAGGAAAAACTACTGATCCATTATCAGTTGCACAAAGAATAGCACGAATGACTCCTATGGCAAATCAATCAATGGGACAACTACCTGACTTTGAATCAATGATGGAATCAATGCAACCATCTATAAAAGATCAAGTATTTAGTACAGCACTTAGTGCTGGTAAAGATATTGCAATTAAATACGCAACACAAAAAGTTTTAGGTAAAACATTTGCAGGTCAACTTGCAGGATCAGGTGTAGGTCTTGGTGGTATGAGTGCTAGTGGTATGGGTGCACTAATGACAAATCCATATACAATAGCTGCTGCTGCATTATTTAGTAAACCAGGAAGAAAAGCTGTTAAAAAAGTTTTTAAAGGTGTTAAAAAAGTTACTAAAAAAGCTACAAATTTTGTTAAAAAATTATTTTCTGATATTAGATTAAAAACAAATATAGAATTAATAGGTAAATCACCATCTAATATTAATATATATCAATTTAATTATATAGGTAGTGCTATTAAATACTCTGGTGTAATGGCTCATGAAGTTCCATGGGCAGTAGAAAAACATGAGAGTGGATACTTAATGGTTGATTACAATAAAGTAGATGTAGAATTTAGGAGGGTAAATTAATGGCAATAGATAATATGCAAGGTAAAGTTACAACTACAGGTATGCTAGATCAAACACCTTCAATGCCAAAAGGAAAAGTAGATCCTCAATTACAAACACAAACAGTTGCTCCTAAACCAGAACCAAAACCAGAACAACAACCTGTTCAACAAACTATGGATGATAATGAAGAAATGACACCTATTGAGCAGGAAATAGTAAATAGAGCAGAATCATTAACAGATGAGGATAGGGAAGTTTTTATAAATATCTTATCCCCATCTGTTGTTAATGTTTTAAGTAAATTATTACCAGAGTTTTCAGAAACCATGGAAGAATTAAGTGGTGATGAACCTAATGTAATATTTCCTTTATCAACAATTCAACGATATGCACAAAGTAAATATGGAGGTGAATCAGCAGATGATGCATTACAAACTTTTGTTTCAGATGTTATATCTCCAGATGCTAGTGCATTAAAACAACAGTTGGATAATCAAACACAAACAAATGTGCCACCTAGAAATCAAATGGCAGATAATACACCAGGTTTAATGCAACCAGATACTAATCTAATGCAACCTGATGGATCTAACCCTATGATGCCTAGCCCACAAAATATGGAAACAGTTTAGAGCTACCCTTATCCATAAGGCACTCAACCAATAGGTAAAAGTAATGGAACAAGAAAAAGAAACTCCTGAAGTTTCTAATGAAAAAAAAGTTGAGTTACAAAATGCAAATCCTTACAGCAAAGTTAGAGAAAAAGATGATGCTGAAACTGAGGCATTTGCAAAAGGTGAATTAGCTAAATATCAAAGGGAACAAAAGGAAAAAGAAGCAATCGCAGCAACCGAACAGAAGGACCCCGATGCATCTGAAGAGACTGCAGACGAATCAGAACAAAAGGCTACTCCTATCGCTGAACGCCCTGCTAAAGCTGAAGATCGTGTTTTTAAGAAACGTTATGACGATTTGAAAAAACACTATGATTCTACAATTGATAAACACAAGGATGAACTTCGTTCTTTGCGTGCACAATTAGAATCTAGCACTAAACAATTTGTGCCACCTAAATCTAAAGAAGAGTTAGAGGCATGGAGAAAAGAGTACCCCGATGTTTATGAAATGGTTGAAACTATTGCTATGAACAAAGCTACTACTCATACTGCAGATCTTGAAAATAAATATAAAGATTTACAACTCCAACAAGAACAAATTGCAAAAGAAAAAGCTGAAGTAGAACTTTTAAAATTGCATCCTGATTTTAGTGAACTTCGTAATAAAGATGAATTTCATGAATGGGTTGCAAAACAAGATCCTACTATTCAAGGTTGGTTGTATGAAAATACATCTAACGCACAACTAGCTGCTAGGGCTATTGATCTATATAAAATGGATACTGGTCAAAGTAAGTTAAGTAAAAAAGAAGAAAAGGATGTTAAGAAAGAAGCTGCTAAAGTAATTTCTAAAACAAAGAAAGCTATTGATTCTGATATACCAAAGAAAAAAATTTGGACAACTAGTGAGATTGCAAGTTTAAAACCTCATCAGTTTGAAAAATTTGAAAAAGAAATTGACCTTGCTCGTTTAGAAGGTAGGATTGAACAACGTTAAACAATCTAACTAAACAATAGGAGGGTACGACCATGGCTTTTGGAAGTGCTGGTGGATATAGTAACTTACCTTCAGGTAATTTTACTCCACAAATTTTTAGTCAGAAGGTTCAAAAATTCTTCAGAAGAGCATCAGTGGTAGAAGATATAACTAACACTGATTACGCTGGAGAAATTGAAAATTTTGGCGACACAGTAAGACTAATAAAAGAACCTGTAATCACAGTTCAAG